AATCGTCTGCAGGCTGCAGACTATAAAGCCACGGTATGTAACTTTATAAGAACGACTTCCGCAGGATAAATCCAACTTCCTTCATTCAGTTTATCTACAACATTCACATGCCACATTACCATAAAGAATACGCCTATTCCCATGGATCACATAACCTGATCGGTAACGAGCTCAAGCATTGCAACCAATATCACTTTGCCGAGTATTCGTGTCATGACCAGAAAACACATGACGTAACGTTTTACAAGAACCATTTCCTCAAGCGGCGCTCACTTGGATCATGTTCCTGAACCGGGGGAGTATAATTCGCTTTCCTCGTTTAGGTGGGCGAACACTAGATGTCATGTTAACTACTTGCGAGGTGCTTTCGCTAACAGACCTAGATTGTAGTACAAATGTACTTCCATTAGGGATACAATATCTGATACGCGCATCAAACACTATAATCCCTAAAGGCTGCACACTCAAGATGTAACTGGGTTCGTCGCACCGAGAGACAAACGCATCTCAGCACGTGATACCGTTTTACATTCTTACGACCCTCGAAAGGATTCGGACAAGCAAGATTTCTCTTGCATGTCAATTTACAACTTCCCCGATCGTCAGTCATCTATCTACCTGTCACAGTAGATCTACAACCGATTTGCACCGAAGGTGCCACAACGGGACGTAGCGTTTATGTTTCCTTTACACGGTTAGACCTTGATAGATGTTGACAGCACCCACAAAGAAACAATCATATTACCTTCCATCTCCACGCTCAGGCGATGGGGTATTCAACCGACCGCACCGGAAACATCCGATCGGCCGTATTGGTCGAATTCTTAGAGAAAGCGTCACCTCGGTTCTCGGCCGATGTTTAAGGTCGTTGATTAATCCGCTCACCAGTTTGATCCAGTTACTAGGATAACCCCGTTACCACCCGAGGTGATTCTTACCGCTGCGTCATAATGAAAGACCATCGCACGAGATCGGCAAAGTCAAACACCTGAACAACTTCCGACAAACCGCAAAGCTTATCGTCGTACGATTTTATTCCCTCGATATTTGCGTATCAAAGAAAACCCTACATCGTGATGGATTCATCAGCGGAAAACTCCGACAATGATGAATAGGTTCAAAAAGATTTCTCTTTATGCACTTCAATAATAAGTACTTGAAAAAAGTTTGAATAGGTTATTCTGCAAATGATTAAACTGGAAAATAAAAAAATATTCAGAGAGGGTTTCCCCTCTCTTATGTTTATAATAGAAAATCAATGTACCCTTTGTCACCGGGTAAT